CTGCAATCTCAATGGATCTAATTCTATAATTAGTAAAATTTTCTACTATGTTTGCCATTCATTAAACTTCTTCCTCTTCTATTTCTTGAGTTGTTTCTGGCTGTTGCACTTCGTCTTGAGTAAATTGTCCTAATTCTTTTTGTTGTTCTATTTCATCAAATATTACATTTAATTTTTCGTCATCATCTACAACTGCTCTAGCTATTTCTTTATCAATTTCTTTTTGTAATGTAGGCGATTCTATATTGATTGCTTTTGCTTGTTGAAAGTATGCTAAGTCACTAGCATAGTCTCTAATATTAAATGAATCTGGATAATTTATTTCTCCATCAAAAACTGTATTTTGAAACATAGCATAACATCTAAACAATTGTTCTTCTGCGATTTCTAAATTATCTGCTTTTTCAGATAGTCTTGCATTTAATAATTCAAATTCTGTTTGTAATGCTATTCCTGATGATACTGCTTGTTTAGTTGTTCTTACTGCTCCTGTGTGTGCAATTCTATTTATAGATTCTACTTTGTGATTTATTGATTGCATGAGTCCTTGTAAATTTTGCCCTGATGGTTGTAATAGATAAGGTTTTAAATTAGGTTCCATTTCTTCTGGCATTTCAATAACTGCGCCAGCTCCAGCACTTGCGTTTACTGATGGAGTCTTTACTAATGATGGGTGATTTGTTAATCTGATTAGTTGCTCTATTTCCGAAAATTCATTATAAATAGATTTTTGTAAATCTGCAATATCTGCCAAATCGGAAATTCCTAAACCTTTTTTGTGGCTCTTTGAATTATAAAGAATAACTGCTGGTATTCGTCCGATCTGGTTATCGGCAGTATCTATTGTAGTTGGATCCGATCTATCATCTTTTGCATATATTGTTTC